TATCACAATGTGAAGCACATAAAGCTAATTTACAAGCACAACTTACTGAGTGTGAAGCAGAATTAGCAGACTATATAGCAATAAGAGACGCTGAATAATGGCAACAACCAGAGTACCAACAATAGCACAAGGAAATATTAGTATTTCAAGTATTAAAGTGGCTACATCTTGTAATCAATCAACTAATTTGAGTTTAGCAAGTTTATGTAATGGTGGAAACTTTAATGGTATAGACCACACTTTTAGTGCAGCAGGTGGTCCAGCATTTCAATTTGACGCAGGGTTAGGAGAATATTTAGGATTAGAAGACCCACCATTTGAAATGAGCAATACAGCAGATGGTGGGTATATATAAAACTTTATATGATTTATAGAGAGAAAACACTTGACATAGAAGAGAAAAAATTACTATTTTATAGCGGTGAGGTACATACAAGCTATACTCATAGTATTTTTACTTACTTTAACAGGAGAAACAATGGGCGTAAATAACAAACAAATTAAGAGTTTAATTAAAGATGTTTGTGTCCAGATGGGAGACAAGTATGCAAAACAAGAAGCATTGGATATCGTATATGCTACAGGTCTTGTGGAAAGCAAGTACCAATATATCGAACAAATTGGTAAAGGTCCTGCAAGAAGCTTTTGGCAAGTGGAGCCCAGCACAGCCGTGGACAATTGTAAAAACTTTATATCATCTCGTCCTGACTTGCTTCAGGCATCTGCTGATATTCTTGGGATTGACCCTTATTATTTCATTGATGCTAATCCTGATGATTGGGACTGGATTCTTCGTACTAATATTGCTGCTGGTATTTTACATTGTAGAATTAAGTACTGGAGAGTACCAGAGCCGATTAAAGAAGGGAAAGAAGAATTAGCAAAGTATTGGAAGAAACACTACAACACAGAAGAAGGTGCTGGTAGTGTAGAACATTTTTTAGAATTAACGGAAGGTAAATTATAATGGCAACATTTTCACAATTATTAGCAAGCGCATATTCTCAACAAAGACTTGGACAAAAAGAGTCAGAAGGAATATTGGGAACAAAGATAAAAGAATCAGAAGACGTTCTAGCAGATGCTCTTAGAGCATATCAAGAATCATCAGATAAAACAGGTAGAGAATTTGAAGAATATCAAAGAAAAGGACAAGAAGCTAGCGCTGCCCAAACAGCTATATCTTTTTTAAATCCTATTGCTGGTGCAGTGGTAGGAGGAATATTAAGAGGAACAAGAGATAAGCCTGAATTTAGGCTCAATCTAGAAAAAGCAGCTCCTGGCTTTTATAACATTCTTTTTGGAAAACAAAGACAAAAAGACTTAATATCTTCAGTTGAAGGAACAAGAAAAAATGTTTCAAGCGCACTAGAAGGTTCTTTGCTTGCAGATTTTATAGATACAGCGACGGGCTATTATTCAGCAACACAGTTGCAAGACTTATTTAAAGGAGATGATAGCTTATTAGCCTCAACTTTAACTCAAGATTTTGGGTATACAGACCCTGATAAATTAATTTCAACATATGGAGATATGTAATGTCAGACGGAATACAAATAAAAACTTTAGAAGAATTATTAGCAGAACAAGGTCTTGATATGTCAGCATTGACAGACCCAGGAGCTAGATTTGGAACTCAATATGGACAAGAAGGAGCATACGGATTTGCTTTTACTCCTTTTGATATAGGTAGTTATCAGGAAAGTGCAGAAGCTTTAAAAGGTTTAGAACAATCTTTAATGGGTGGAATAGAAGAGCAGTTTGGTTTTGAAAGAAGAGGAATGCAAACTGGTTTAAGTTCTGAGTTACAAAAAATACAAGAAATGGGAAGACCTTCTGGTTTGGTTGGAGGAGCAACAGGTAGGTTGATGGATGTTGCAAGAAGAGGAGCTCAAGAATCTTATGGTAGGTTAGTAGGACAAACAGAACAAAGAAGAACTTCTACTCAAGAACAATTAGGCGCTAAAGCTGCTCAGTTGGAAGGTTTATTTTCATCTTTTCTAGAAGGTGGAACATCAAGATATTTACAATTACTTCAAGCTGACCCTACTGGAGGAGCAGAATCCAGAATAGCTACTCAAGCAGATGTACAAGCATTTTTAAATCAAATGGGTGGACTAAACCTTGTTGAAAAAAGTAATTTTATGGCTGGTCTTCTTTCTTTAATTGGTAAACCTTATTCAGAAATGCAAGAGAGATTTTTACAATTAAGACAGGATTATATGAATGGCTAGAAAAGTTTTAAACCCAACAGTAAGAACATCTTTAGGTTCTCAGGCAATAGATACTGCTATGAAAACTTTAGAAAGAATTGGAGTAGAGCAAGCAAAAACAAAAAGGCAAGAACAGCTTATTAATTACTACAATCAAAGAGACCAAGTACAGGCTATAGAAGATGCTAAAAAAGAAATATCAGATAATGAAAAAAGATTCGGAGACGAGTATCAAAAACCTATCTTGAAATTAATAGAAGAAGGTAAGTATAGGGAAGCAGAATTAATGTTAGGTAAAAGAGATGAAGGTCAAACTTCTATATATTCAATGAGATATAATTCTATGCTAACAGAAGATAATAGAACTTTTTTTAGAAGCGAAGAAGATATACAAAAATTAATTGACAATGGTATTCAATCTAAAAAAGATGTTGGAGCAGATATGGCTGTATGGTCAGACCCTAATGCAACTAAGGCAGAAAAATTAAATGTATTAGCAAGGTCAAGAAAGAGAATGAAAGATGGTCTAGCTGGATACAAAGAGATTGACAATTACTTGAATATTGCAAAAGATATGGGCTTTGATGATGACCTAGGTTTTACAGATGATGTAAAAGCTGGAGTAACTGCTGGAACATTGAAGAGTGGAATGAGCAGTCTATATGATACTGTAGATTATTTTGAAAGAATTAATATGCCTACCAATGAAAACCTGCAAGCATTTTATACTCAATCTTCAAAAAATTATGGACTTGGTAGTCTTGAAGATGAAGAGTTTAGAAGAAAAATAGTAAAAGATTTTAAAAACCTATCTTCTCAAAACGCAGCACAAACTTTAAGACAAATAAAATCTGAAGTTATTTTAAGAGAACCTGGTCAACCAAACTTCTTTGAATTATTGCCATATGGAGATTTTAGAAAAGAAGAAATATTTAATAATGTTTCTGGATTAATCATTGAAGCAAAGCCAGAGCTAGCTAAAATGTCAAGAGACGAACTAAAAGTAGCATTAGAAAAAGAAGAATATAACAAATATTTTAGAGACGAACTAACAAAAGCTCTTGGACCTACCTGGTTTAATACTTACGAAAAAATGAGAAAAGATAATTCTGTTAGATATAACTTACTAGGAGAATAGATGCCAGACCCACAAGAAAAATCAATAGATTTTAGTGCAGGGTTAAATCTTCCAAAAGAAGTAAGCCTTGATATTCCAGATACTTTATCATTAGACTTTTCAGCTGGTATTGTAGATACAGAAATCGATACCTTCAAACCTTTAGACGAACCAAACTCACAACCTAAATCTGATATCATAGGTTCTTTTATGGAAAAATATTTACCTACTGCTGTAAAAGAAATGTACAACAATAGCATTGAAGGTATTGCTACAGAAATTGCTACTGGTAGAAAAATGTATTCAGTTCCAAATAGAGATGCTATTGATTCAAGTTTAGCTAGAGACATCTTTATTCAAATGGGTTCTTTTTTAGTTCCTACACCAACAAATGTAGGTAGTCTTTTAGCAGGAGGTGTTGTTGGTAAAGGAGCTCAAATAGCTGGAGGTAGAAAAGCCATGGAGTTTGCTGCAAACCAAATGGTTAAAAAAGGTTTAGTAAGCAATAAATTAAAAAAAGAGCTTGTAGATGATGTATCAAGAATTACTTTTGTAGAAGGTGGTGCTTTTGCAGCACAAGAAGGTTTATATAGTGGAGCTATAGAAGTAAGAGATGCGATTATAGAATCTGATTTTGACATATCTAAATATCAAAATATAAAAGATAAAGATGAAAGATATTATACTGTACTAAAAGATATGTTAGACCAATCAGACCCAGTGGACTATTTAAGAGGTTTCGGAGTGGCTGCTATTGGAGGTCAAGCATATGGTGCTGTTAGATATGTTAAACCTAAAAAACTAAAATTTACCAAAAGCCTTGAAAGAGAACTTAAACCTCTAGAGAAAGCAAGAGGTTTAGAGCTAGGTATAGGGGCCGAGATATTATCTGTTATAGGTGCAAGTCCTTTGCTTTACGGAAGAGAAATATCAGAATCTCAAGAAGGTGACACTATGAAAAGTTTTGTACTAGCTACTGGTATTGTAGCTGCAGCAGGCTTACCAAGAGCAGCATTCAATAGCGCTAGAAAAGCTTATAGAGAAGGTAAATCTATAGGGTTAAAAGAAAAGGGAGTATTTGGAGAAATACCTGGACAAGAATTAAGAGGTTTAAATTTTGATGAGATAAGCGAAGCTATACCAGAAGCTGTAGAATTGCAAGGACTTATAAGAAGGTCATCTGATGTATATAAAAGAGTTCAAGAGCCTTTAATTAGGTTGACTGGTAGAAAAGGCGACCCTATGATTACAGAGCAGGTTGCTTTAACTATTAGAGATATAAACAAAAAACAATTACCAGCTGGAATGGCTAGCGGTCCATATGCTAATGTAGATATATTTGGAAAGCCTATAGAAAAAGTTAATAGAAAAGGAAGAAAAGTAATTGAACAGGCAGATGTTGAAGCAATACCAGCTAGCTTAGATGCTAAGATAAATAGAAAAAGCATAAAATATGTGGACGATGGAATACAATTTGAAGTAGAAGTTGGAGGAACAAACTATGCTCTTGACCCTGTAAATTCAGATTTATTCTTAAAATTTTACACATCACAACCAAGCTTAGCTAAAAAATTTAAAGAAAAAAATAGAAAGTATTTTGGTCTAACTTACGAAAGAAGAAGAAAACTTAGACAATTTAGAACAGATGCAAACAGAGGCTTGAATGGTTTGGAAAAGGGAGATTACATTAGAGCGTTAGAGCAGGTAGCAGATGAATATGATATCAAAAAATGGAACAATTTAAAACAGCCTCCAAGAATTAAAGATATGACAGATGTTGAGATGAGACTAGTAACTGAGCAAATAGGAGATATTCAGTATATTAAAAACTTTGAAGAGCATATAAAAACCAACTATGGGGCAGACTTAGATAATCTTTCAGGAATTGCAAACGAATCTAACATACTTAACTATGCAAAATCTTTAGTAGGTAGCATAGGAAAAGATGTTCAATCTCCTGCTGCTAGAACTGCTATAAAACTAATATCAAAAACAGATAGAAGAGTAATTCAACAATCCACAGAAAGACTTGTCAATCTACAAAGAGCTTTTGGTATGGACGAAGCTGTATTAAGTGTTAGAAAAGGTTTACCAAGATTTGCAACAGGATATAATCCTTTTAGAAATGAAATGCTAGAAAAATGGATAACTGGAGAAAAAATTAAGTTAAGTAATGGAACAACAATATCTTCAGGTTTTGATGAGTATATTAGATTAGATGCTAAACCTAGAGCTATAAGAGCTATGAAATCTCAGGCAACTAAGCTTGAAAAATCTGGGCAAATAACAAAGAAAGAAGTTGCATTTTTAAAAAGAAGAATTAATGCTATTGAAGGTATTAAAACTATTATGGATGAAGTCTATGATGATGCTCTTAAAGCAAAGATAAAGGTAGCTGGAAGAAAAGAATGGTATATGCCTTTTGTTATTAAGAAACAAATAAGAGATACGATATATACAGATATGTTAAATTTAAATCAAAAGGTTCAACAAATAGTTGGAGAAATATCTTTAGACCCTGAAGTAGCTTTGAGAAACTTGGATGACAAGGGTAAAGAAGCCTTAAATAAAACTATTGAAGATTTTGTTACAAAGCTTGTAAAGTCTGCTGATGATAATAAAAAATCATTTGGAGATTTATTTAATTTAACAAAAAAGAAATTACAAAATGACAGTCCAGAAGTATTATCTGATGTTCCTAACTATGATGTATGGGCTGCTATGAACTCTACAATATATACAGATGGATTTAAGATTTATGCTCCTTTGGAAAAATCAAGAAGAATTGTAGGTTCTACTGTAACCAACCTAGACATTTTACGAGAAGTTGTAGCAAGTAAAAAGAATATGTTAGATACAAATCTTATGACTTTGTTCCCAGATTACATAAACGGGGCTACAAAAAGAATTGAGTTATCAAAAACATTTACACCAGACGCTGCATTTTTAAATAAATTAATTGATAGAATACCAGAAGAAGCAGAGCTTAGAGGCTTTGGTGCACTTCTAGGAAGAATGGGAGCTAATAGTGCTAGATTTGGTAGTGATGTAAGAGGAAAACTACCTAGATTTGTTGTAAAAGAAAAAGACGCTGTAAGGCTTTTAAAAGAATCTTTTACTGGTGAAGACGCAATGAATAGAAGAGGAGAATTTGCTGGAGTAATGAATTGGGCTTCAAACTTTGAAATGTTTAGTAAGATATCTATTGGTACGGCAACAATACCTAATGCCACACAGGTGTTTATATCTTCATTACCTCAGTTTGGACCAGGCTCTTTAGTAAGAGGTACTCACAATATGTTCTTTAACCCTCAAGCAAGAGATATGCTTGGTAAATCTGGAATAACTGGTCTTTCTGTTATCGACGAGCTTTTAGGAGGTAGTAGAGCTTTGGAAATAGGACAAGCAAACTTACTTAAATTTGATGACCCTACAACTGCTTTTGTTAAACTTGTAAAAGGAGAAGTTAAGCCAAGGCAAGTTATAACAGGTCTTTTTGACCTAGCTGCAAAACCATTTATGATGGTCAATCAGTTTAATAAAATGCTGTCTGGAGCTATGGCTGAAGACTATATTAGAAATCTAGTAAAGATGTATGATGGTAAAATGGGACTTGCAAGAAATGTTGAAAGTTTACTAACAATTCCGCTAGTTAATAGACAAGCATATGCTAGAAACAAGATGAAGAAAGTTTTTAACATAGATATAGACGAAGCTATGAAATATAAAGATGCTATTCTAGATAGAACATATAATCCTGCAGACAAAGGTCAAGCAAGAATGAGAACAAAAATTTTACAAGCTATGGAACAGTATGCTACAGGTTCTCAGATAGGTAGACAGTTCGATAAAGATGCTTTAATATTTGCTGATAGCTATCATAAGCCAGCAGTTTTATTTAAAAGATTCCCTATAGGTCAAGCAAAATATGCTTTAGATATGATAAAATTTGAAATGGCAAATGGAAATATAGGTATGCCTTTGTACTTAGCTGCTTCTGGTTCTTTTGGTGGACAAATAGCATTTAAAGCTATACAAGATTTTAAGAAATATATTTCTGGAGACAGACAATTTTATGGTCAAGAAGAAAAAGAAAAATGGATAGAAACAGATGGAGATGCTATTGTTCAAGGTATTTTCCAAAGTGGAGTTGTAGGGTCTTATGATGTTATTGTAAGAGATTTTGAGCCTATAAATAATTTAAAATTCTTAGCAAAACCAGTTCTACTAGACGACGCTATGAGAATAATGAAGACTGTAGATTATGCAGTTACTCAATTTTACGTTAATGAAAAAGATTTAAATATTCAGGTAAGAGAGTCTATGATAAAAGCTGGTCCAATATTTGGTCCTATTACGAATTCCATATTAAAAAGATATGCTTATGAAGGACAACTTCCTAAAGGATTGGGAGGACCTCCTGGAAAAGAAGGTACGCCTCCATATAAACTAAACAGAGATGATGCAGAGGGTAGAAGAAAATATGTAGCTCAAGACATAACAAAGTTAATGTTTACTGGTACAGGACCTGATGGCAGTATAAATGAGGCTACTTATCAAGACCTGGCAGACAAAGCAACTAAACTTGCTTCAGATTGGAATAAAAGTTATTTTGTAACACAGTTTCCAGATTTAAAAATTGACCCTATGGAGCAAAGCCCAAGAAATCCTTTCTATAAGAAAGGTCTAATGCAAAAATTTGAAAAAGAGATTTACAAAAACCAAGATTATTATGAAGAACCAGTGAAAAATATAGATTTCACACAATACTTAGAGGATTAAAATGGCAGATAAATTAACAATACAAGATTACTTAGACTTTTTTGGAGACAAAAGCAAGACAGCAGATGAAGCATTAGAGTCTACATTCGGAGCTTCCCAAAGAGGAAGTTCTATGACACCAGAAATGATGCAATTAATTATGGGAGCAGTAGAACCAGGCGGTGGTATAAAGTCTGCAGGTAAAGCAGTTGCAAGAGGTGGTAAAAACATATTAGATATATTAAAAGAATTAATTGGTAAAGGTAAACCAGAAATGGGAGACGTTCTTGCTGGTCTTCAAAGAAGAAGTCAACCTTCTGAATTTGTAGGACAAACAACACCTGGACAACAAGTTCTAAAACTATTAGAAGATTCAAAGCAAGCTACAAAGCTACCTGCTCAAGACCTTCCAACTCAAGGACAGTTTTTTATTAGAAACAGAAATTTGACTTCTAAAGGTGGTTCAGTTGAACCTATGGAGTCTCTTCCTAATTTAAATCAAGGTCCTATTTCTAGCAGAACTCCAGAGCAAAACGTAGTTAGAAATATTATGAAAGCTATTGATAGACAAGCTAGAGAATCTGGAGCTAGAAGTTCAGAGAGTTACTTCTACAATCAGATGGGCTATGAAACATTAATAGATTTACTTAGGAAAGCTGGTAAATGAATCAAAACGTAGAGACAAAAAATAAACAAGGCACATTGTCAGATATGATGCAGGGTATTTTAAGAAGCCTTGAATCGTACGCTGTGGATGAAGAGTCAGGTAAGTTGAGTTCGTCTTTATTAGGAGACGTCATCTCTACAGCTGTTCCTGGATTAGGATTAGCAGGAACACTGGGAAGAAAACCTCTTACTAAATTGATTCCTTCTTTAGCTAACAAAATTGGTGCAAAAAAAGCAGATTGGAAAAAATCTGGATTTAGCAGAGAGATACTAGACGAGTTTGATAAAAATCAAGGATTCTTTTTTAACAATGTCAGACTTATGGAACAAGGACTTGCTCAATCAGATGTAAGATACCCTTTAGCTAAAAAAGTTTTTGACTTTTATTATAGCAAGATAAAAAAATAATTAGAATGGAACGCCTGGCATTTCTTTTGCGACACTTGCTTCTGCTTCTTCCACAGTATCATACAACGTACAACAATCTGGTGAGAACCCAACCGTTGCTTTCCCAGTTGACCCATACCTATTTTTAGCTACAACTATATCTAGTCCATACTTTCCGTGCTTTGCATTCTCAAAGTTTACAGTCCAAGGATAATGTGTAAATGCTACAATCTCTGCATCCTGTTCTAGATTACCAGACTCGGCAAGGTCACTAAGTTTAGGAATTCTTTCTGTCCTATACTCTATATTACGATTAAGTTGTGAAACAAGAATAACTGAAAGTTGTTCTGATTTACATAACCATTTATATCGTCTTGATGTATCACCTATTTTCAATCTTAAATCTCTCATATCATTACTAGGGTATTCAATCAAACCTATATGGTCGTCAATAACGACGTCAGGTTTTATACGTCTAATTTCACGAAAAGTTCCCTCTAAATTTCTTATGTTGTCAAACATAAATAGTTTGTCAGTATACTTTTCTTTAATAATATTTAAACTTTTTTCAATCTCTGATTTACTAGTGACTGCACTATGTCTTAACATATGATATGTAATACCTTCTGATTCCATAGCAATAAACTTTTTCATCATCTCAGTATTAGGCATTTCTCTATTAAACATAACAACCTTTTTGCCAGACAACACAAGATTTCTAGCTATATTGGCAACTGTCGTGGTTTTAGCATTCCCAGGTCGCCCAGCAAAAATGGTTATTTCTCCTCTAGTCATACCCGATATAATATTGTCTATCGGTGTAAAACCAGTGGTGGTTAGGTTTCTTTTGGAGAATAAAGAATCTTTTGTCATAGACAATAATGTATCTAAATCAAATTTTTGACCAGGCTCTAAGTTTAATAAAGAGCTTGTCGTATCGTGAACATTTACAAGTAAACTACTAATATCATTATTATTGTCGTAAGCTTTCTTAGCAATCTCGTGTGATTGTGATACCAGCTTTCTTCTTAGCCAATCAGAATTAACTTGCTTAGCATACGACTCTACATTAGCAGTACTAGGTATTTCAGATAGTCCGCTTAAATAGTATGTAATACCTTTTATCTTACTAGATATATTTACAATATCTATTGGAATGTTTTCTGATTTAAGCTCTGTCATCGCCTCCCAAATCTTTTTATTTTTCTCTACATAAAATGCGTCGCTTTCTACAATGTATTCTTTTACAACATCAAAGCATTCATCTTTGAGAATAATAGAACCTAATACGGCTCTTTCTGCATCGTCGCTAAATATGCCACCTACTGATTCTTGCATTTGTGACACACTCCTTTCACCATAGGTATTGTTTTATATACAGACTGGTCTAGATATCCAGGCTCAAATTTATTATTGTCTTGCATTTCTATAGCCCAAGCTTTTTTACATATTGGACATCTAGTAGGTACTCTTACCATAGAAACCTTTTCATTGCTAGGCTTAACTCTTTCTGACAAGAATCTTGGATTCATTCTACCTTCGGTAAAAAGTTTATATACCTCTTCGTCAAACCATTCTTCATAGTTCTCAGGGTCTGTTTGTTTTAAATAATATAAATAAGATTCGAACTCAGCTTTTTCTGAGGCGAACTCTTCCTTAGTCTTATAATTAAAGACACTTCTCATAATGCTCTCCCTATTTTGTATTAATTAATTGAGTTGAAAAGCTAATTGGATTAATTCCAATAAGTCTTTATATCGAATAGTAGCGTATATTTCTCCTCTATCTTGTTTGATAAGGGTAATATCGCAATCGTCTGGTGGCAATAGATAGCTAGCAATAGACTTTCTTACTTTACACTGAACCTTCATTTTTCTAGAAGTTTCTTGGTCCAATAAATAATCTATAATTAAATCCACTTCTGGAGATTCGCCTAGACTTCTTCCGTCGCTACCCCAAGCTCTTTTTGCATTGAAGCCGTGTTGCTCTGCGATGTCTACGCATTCTTTCTCGAAGCGATTACCTTTTGCTTTTGATTTACTTGCCATATTTCAATATACTCATTTATTCTTTCTTTGGTCAACTCAAATGTTTTAGTTTATCTATATCAAATCTTTCTGCTGTTCTTCTAACGAACTCGTCAAATACCATAAATGTATCTTTCCATTCTCCATCGTAGTATATTTTTGTAACGACAGTGTTAGCTAACATAATTGATTGCTCAGGGCTTGTGCTATGTGTGGCAATAACTCCTAATGATATTTTCCTGGTCGCTCTCCAGGTGTCGACAATTCTTTCTATTACTAGTCTTTGCCCTAATGGAAACGGAGCGTCGTCTTTTTTACAGTCTCCTATTAATAGAAATTTATTGCCGACTTCAAAACAAAAGTCGATATCAGTAGGCGAAACAAGCCCATCTTGCAATCCATCAAATATTACTGGTTGTTTAAACCTTTTCTCGTATAAAATTGGTCTTTTCAAAAATTTTCCTTTCGAGGATGCCCCTCTAAGCGATTATAATTACATTTTCGACATAAGTGTCGACTAGTATGCGTAACGTCCATAGAAGGGCAATCTCGTGCTTTATTTTAATTTAACACTCTTTTTTGTGGAAAAACTATGTTTTTTGAGCAGTCGAGCCAAAAAAACGACAAATCTATGTGGTCGTTGACAATACTTATGTTATAACCTTCTTCAATCATCTTTAATACTACCTTTTTGGTAAAAGAAGGAAATGCTCTATACCTTACAAAACATTCATTCGTTGACGTTACTCCCGTCTTTTCTATCTTTTCTCTTATCTTTGTTTCTTTCAATGTCATCTAATATCTCCCTATATCTTTTTCTTAAGATGTGGACGAGGTATTTCTCTTCTCGCCCACTTATTTTTTCAATATCTTTGAATCCTACTGCACTAAGTCTTTTAGTCACCAAGACCTCGGTTATACCTGGTTGGTATCCCATAAGGTCTTGGAAAGACTTCATAATGGCATTCCATTTACTAATGTCCATTAGTCGCAAGTATCACAATAGTTTGGACCAAGAGCTGCTCTAGATTGATTTAAGACATCTTTGTCTTCTACAACAGGAGCATCTTCTTTATACTGGTCTTTATATTGAGACTCAAAGGCTTGCCTAGCCAAAGCTCTTATCTCTACTTCGTCTTCATGACGACTAGACTCAAGAACTTCTATTATTGACTTGGCTTCTTCTTTTGTAAGTATGAAAGAGTACTTCATTAGAACGGCAATTCGTCTTCTGTTACTGGCTTGTCTACTGTTCTATTTGATTTAAAAACATTGACAGCTGTTGGAGTTACTCTTTCTTCTCCTGACTGGTCAGTCCACTTGTCGTGAACAATCTTGATAGTCACAGGGTTTCCTGAGATATCAGACTCCATAACCATAGGTAATAAATATCTACCTTGGTCATCTTTCTTCATCTCAAATCCACAAGCTTCTGCGAATATCATATACCCTTTATTGTTTCCTTGATTGTCTTCAAGCTTAGGGTATTTTGTTTTGTCAGGAGCTTTAAATCTAAAGTATCCTTTAGACTTTACTTCCCTACCTTTTAAGTCAGGATATCTTTTGTCATCTAACCTATAGGTAGCTTCAAAGATGTCGCTAATATATTGATTTCTAACAACGATATCTTTCTTAATTGTCAATTTACTGACTGTAGCCTCATACGTTCCCTCTTCGATAGTGGCATATTTTTTACCACTTGTATCGTCAGAAGGGTTGTAATAAGCAACATTGTTATCTATGTCATTTAATACATCTGTAACATTACTCATTTTTTACTCCCAATTAATTTAGACATTACTTTATCGTAATTGTCTTGATTTATCTTACCAGACTTAAGTGCTTTATACACTTGGTCTGCTTCTTTTTTATCCATCTCTGCAATTACATCCATCAGATTATTGTATTGGACTTCTCCAAGACTCTTATCTACATATTGCTTACGATAGACATCGTCTGCTACATTACATAGTCTATTTACTGCAACCTTGAACGCATCTGAGTTAGCAGCTTTTAGGTCATTACCTAAGTCTACATACCCTGAGCCATTTCTAGATACTGCTATTCTATGTGCTGCAACTGAGTCAAAACTACGAGGCACACCTTCGTCCATAACTTTAAGACGTCCGTGAACTACAATAGCTTTGTCTCCAAGAGTTTCATACTTGATTACTTCCCAAGACCAGATAGGATAATGTTGGTTTAGTCTCCAACGCATATATCCTTCGTCTACATAGTCAAAACCATTTCTACTTTTAACTACGTCGCTTGGAGTAGGTTCTTCTGAAACCATTTGGTGTTTAGATACTAGCATATCGCTCTGCATTGGTGATTCATTCAATGCTTCTATATCAGATTGATACATATCTAGTTCAGACATTTTACCCATTTATACTCCCATTGTTGTAAGGACATAGATGTCTAACATCACAAAATGACTGACATTTTCTACCGTCCCAGGTTTGTTCTTTACTACATTGTTGAGGTAAGTTTCCTGTTTCTAGAGCTTGTACAAGCTCATCTCTAGCAGAAAGAAACTTATTCTCTAACACTTCATCGTCATACTTAGGTATTTCAATCAGGTAAATATGTTTGTCTAGACCTCTATCTCTAGATACTGCTAGACCTCCGTCTCTTAAAGTAACCTGAATATACATATTTTCTACGTCATATCCAGATTTATTTAAAAGATATCTATACCAATTTACCTGCCAGCCCCAATCTCCATAGTCTGCTAGACCTTCATCACGATACCATTGTTTAATCATCTTAGGAGAACCTTTTTTTCCCCATTTACCGCTCATCTTGTATCTAGCTCCAGACGGGTCTGGAATTAGTTTGTATGTCATCCCTAATAGTTGAGCACATTTATAAGAGCCAGTATTCTTATAGTCTAACAGTGTTTTAGTCTCCTTGTCATACAAGTCGGCTATACCAGTTATGTCAAACTCTTCTAGCTTTTCTTCTAATAAATGTCTGTCGTCTTCGTGTTGTTCTAATTGAGCGTGATGCATTGTTCCTGCTAGAGAAAATGCTCTATCTTGAGGGTCTATGTAATATTCTTTAGTCCTTTTAAGATAAGATTCACAAGCTCCGTTAAGCAACTCAGTTGTAGACGGCTTTCTATTAGGGTCTCTTTCTTTCGACATTTCAATTAAAGTAGGTAATGACATACCCATTTTAACAATATCGACATTGCCCTTTTTCACGTCATCAAACGTTACTTTATCTCCATTTGGGTAAACGAAACCAACTGCGGGCATTATTTGTCTCCTTGTTATTAACATAGTCTGTCATCAAACCATGTAGTTTATCTTTAATTGACACACCTTCTTTTAACGTCTTGGACTTAAACTTTATCCAAAGTTTCTTGTCCACAACGAAAGAAGTTTGATATCTATTTTTTGTATTTATCATACACACAATGTAGTTAAATAGTTTTACTTGAGTCAAATAAAACTTTAAAACTTTATAAGTTAAGTTTCCTAAGTTCTTTATCTACATCTTGCTTTACATCATCACTTAAGCTATCAAAATACTCGTGAAGTATTTCAAAACCATTTTTATATCTTGCAGTAAAACCAATTTGATTATTTAATTCGTTTTCTGCTCTTGCATAGTCTTCTTCTAATTTCTCAAGATAAAGAAGTAGTGCGTCTAATTCTTTATCTACTCTTTTAAACTGCTCGTAACCTTTACTCATTTCTATTCTCCTTTTTAAGTGTGTAAATTCCTAGACTATTATTAACTTCTTCCAAGTCTCTAACTAATCGTCTCATCTTCTCATTGAATATAATATTATTTCTATTCAAAGGACCTTCGTGTTTTATAGACCACGCTTTGTCTATTACTTTTTTACTCATTCTTCCTCCAATTCAAAGTCTGTCCAGTCTCGGCATTCGCTACATATAGCTACACCAATGTCTCCGTCTTCTACTAATTCTGTTATAGCACTACCGCCACAACAAGTAGACATCCAAACTTTATCGTCTCTATCTATCATTTCCATAATACCTTCTTCGTTTTCAATCATTGTTTCCTCGCATTGTTCACATTCTTTAACATAAATCTTTGGCTCGTCGCCTTCGTGTCTATTACCACAATTACAAACAACCGTTGGTTCCCATAAACCTTTAGACGACTCGCCCTTTTCAGATGATATAAATCCAAGATAGCTCATCTTTGGTCATTCATATAGTCTCTTTGCTTGCTATTCCATTCGTCATAACGCATATCATTGTCGTTCTCAAACTCTTTGATAGCATTAGCAAACTCGTTGTAAGCAAAGTCTACATCCCATACGTCTAGCTCAGTCTCTTCGTCGTGAGCAATCGGAACATATATTTTGATAAAAGCAGGGTCGCTTTTTTTACTTATAGTATCATTCATTTTATTTCCCATTGTTGTATTGCAGGTAGCGTCGCCAGACCAAGAGTATTTCTATAATAACCTCTAAGACTACCTGCAATTTTGTTCATATACATTTTTACTCCACAAGTTATAAATAATAATTTACAATTCCAAGAACTTTGTTGTCTGCTATCGAGCTTTTTGTCGAGCTTTTGTAAAAATTTCATAAGTAAAATCAAAAAAACCAAGCGACGCCCGACATAAAATTGTCGGACGCCATCTTGATTGTCTTTACAACATATAGTCACGTAATAAATCATAGTCTACTTGTTGTTTTGCACTATAATCACTTGTAAAGTCATCTCGTCTGTCGTCATTGACTAACAAGAATGTATCTTTGAATATGTCTTTATATTCAAATCTACAAGTGTTTTTGTCAAACTCTACAATCGTATCTACATTAGCAAATACGTCATTGTAGAATTGTGTCGCAACGTGTTCTTCCATAGACAATCTAAGTTGCTCAGTTCTACCTTTGTAAAAATCCTGAGTTTCTTTGTCTATTTCAAAGACGTCAAAGATATTCTCTATCGACATTACAGACCTATTCATCCTATTTCTTAGATAGTAAAGCATAGGCTGTAATAGATAAGGTCTATCTTTTTTAGGTAAACCGAGATATCGTCGTAATAACTCAGAGTTTTTCCTATAATCATACACTTCAGTAAACTGACCTTCGTCGCAAAGTGAAAATGAACTATTGTACCTAGTTGACAACTTTGCAAGTTTTGTCATTATCGACGGACGCATTGTCAAAGACTGATACATCGACGATGAACCAAAATCGTAGTCATGTTCTAACTTCGTCATTTGTTCAGTTATCTCAAAAGACTTGTCCACGACTTTAGTCCAAAACTTAGTCCAATGTTTGATTTTCTCTTTTTGCAACGTACCTGAATGATAACGTATTTCCAGACCTTGATTGCCTTGAAAGTGGCTATGCCAATTCAGTCCAACATATCTTTTGTCGTTATACTTATCGTTTGTATAACCACCATTGTCGTAGAAGAAATCTATAAATTCGTCTCTACTACTGATATATTTAAAATCGGCGACTGGTTGTGTAACAGGTCTAGACCAACGTTGATGTCCACTACCATAGTATCTAGACTTAGGTAACCACGTATAAATATGTGGCTCCATTAGTTTAGTAAATAGTGTTAAGACACAACAATGTATCCAGTCGTAATCTTGAACATCTATATGCAAGTGAAGTCCAGTCTTGAAGGAAGCATATGCATTCCATTCTTGTTCTAGACGTTTACACATATAGTCTGCATCTTCAATTACCTTATCTCCACGACGTGGACGCATTACAAGTTCTGCTCCATATCTATGTGTTGAATTTGTAACACTACCATCAGACACAACAGCACTTCTACCTAAACGATAATAATCGTCTTGATTATCTGTGTTTCTTGTCATTCCTAGATGAAAGTTTAAGTCGTCACTAACGTCTCCATAACTTTCGTCGTATCTGAAGTTGGTTTCAAGTTCTAGTCCAACGTATCTTTTTGACTCTATCATATAGAATGTGTCGTTACGATAATAGTCTGCTTCAGGATTTACGAATGTAGTTCTTGTTTTGACATATGAATTTGAATAGACTTCCCATTCGGGATAGCTATTTTCTTCAATTTCATCAAGACAATAATCACATAAGTAGTCTCCATATCTGTCTGACCATACCATATCGTCCCTGTGACATTCATTTGCACATTCTGGACATTCCATACAAACATCGTCGTGACAGGTCTGACATCTGTAGTCGCCATTGAACTCGTACGCATATTCGTTATGTATCGTCTCATTACACTCATAACATTCTGTGTAGTTTTCTTGATAACAATCGTGACATACAAGCTCTGATGTGTCATTAGACTGAAAGTCTGCTTCGGAATCAGATTCGACGTTACAATCTACACAACAATACATTTCATTGTCTAGTGCTTCTTGTACTTCTTTGCTTAATCCGTCGTTACTATTCATCGTAGACCTCTACTCTTTCGAAAGAATCTAGTCCATACTTGTCTTCCCACATCTGTTCTTCACTATATACGTTTTCAGTATTAGGACAGACGTAATACCAAGTATCGTCAGACTCGTCAAAAAACCAAGACTGAGGACTTGTTTGAAAGATATTGGCTAACTCCACTACTTCGTCACTAAGCCAAGATTTTGACCAATCGCTTCCATTGTCATCATCATATCCAAGCTCTACTTCTTGTTCATAGTCTAAGCTAGACTTGTACGTTCCATAAGTGCTTGTCGGATAACGATTAATATTCCATTGATATGTTCTTGACTCATACTTGAACAATGTCTTTTCTACATTAGTTTTGATATCGTCAAACTTCGACGTATCAAAAGCATATAATGTATTTTTGTTAAGACTATAAACGTCTGCTTTTATATTATGCATTGCTAAAGCATCGTCAATAAATGACGATTCGCTTGCATAGAACAACGTTTTAAGTTCAGGAATGTATGCGACGTGTAAAGGACGATTCGTCTCTCTACACAAATACAATACCATTGGATTTTTCTTAACGAAGGATAACGCAAAGTCGCTGTCAAAATCTTTGACTGCATCTTGTATGTTATCGTTGCTATCTATTGACTTAAAGATAAGCTGTGAGTCTACTGGACATTGCTTGTCTAGTTTACTTTGCATCTCTTTAATATTGTAAACGCAACCATTGTGAGCTCCGACGACGTCGCCGACTCTAAATGGATGTGCGTTCGATTTGACTATTGCTCCTTCTGTCGCAAATCGTGTATGTCCAAGCAATATATATGACTCGTCAATTAATGACTTGACTGCATTATTATATTCTTTGGAGTCTACGAATTTGCCAGACGGCAATAGTGATTTATATACTCTAGTGCTAGTCCCGACCTTAGCAATACCAGACGAATGAGACCCTCTAGTCTCACTATCTATTGCTATTTCACGCAACACCTTTTTGACAAGTTTATGTTGTCTCTTAGTGTAGGGCGTCGGTGACTTTGCTATACCATATATACCACACATAGTCTAATCTCCTTTGTTTTTGTTTAAAATCCCTATATCCTGTATAGGCGAAGTTTGCGACGAATACATATCGGTGCGAAAGGAATAACACCCAGACAAACCGACTATTTGTCCATATTGAGTATGACTCGTCGCTATAATCATTGTGTGCCTACTATTGTAAGCCAAAATCTTTCTCTAGTTGATAGTCGCTTTGCTTGATTGCGACTATACTTATAAGGTATTTTATCCATACCAATAAAATTATCATATTTTCTTTTAACAAACCATAGGCGTCGCTTGTAAGCAAGACGTTCTTGTTCTTGTCTTGTTAGCTCACGTGGACGCCCTTTCTTATCTGGTTTAAGGTATATCATTTAGATGATTGCCTTTGTAATCTCGTAGTTCTCACGTCTGACGTCTTCTAAGTCTTGACGTAGTTTTGCAATGTCTTGAACTACTTTGTTTTTCTTATCTTGTACGACTTCATTTTCTGAATAGAAATTGAAAATCGCCGACTGCAATTCTTTTAATTGTCTATCAATACCTGATATCATTTGCAAATTGCGTCTATGCGTTTTTATTTTGTCTTCTATCATTTTAGCTCCTTTTCTAGTCTAGCTTTATATATATAAGAAATTGTCTGAAATCTATAATCGTCTATCATCATACTATCGTCTACAACCTACTTGGCGTCCAAGCTCTACGTGCTTGACGATATGCTTTGCGTAGTGTCTTTAATGCGTCTTGTATATTGTTTGCGTCAAGTGTAATACGTCTGTCACTTATCTCATAAGTGTCCATAATATTGGACTCGACACGTAGATATGTATTGTCTTTTAGTTGTTGTTGTGCGAACACAGAGATAAAGACTATTGCATTATTGAATGTCAAGTCTGTTACTACGTCTGTGTCTCCATTAAGACTACTATCTATTACGTCGTGGTACTCTATTGTCAAGTCTACTTTACTTTTAGAATCCATAACGACATAGAATGTCATTCCGTCTACTGGTGCAGGCACGTCAACCTCTCTAGTCCAACGTTGTTTGCAACAAGGACAAGGTTCACTAATTGTCTGTTTTATAGTTTTCATATTATTTCCTTTCTCCCGACGTTGCGACCGAAATCGTCGCTGGGTTAGTTGTCGTCGGATATACTTTCATACCATAATCTACGAAATTTTAGCGACAATAACTAGAACTGAATTGTCCAGCATATACTATTTTGTCGGGGGAACTGAGCTAGACTAGAATTAGTCTAGCTCTAGAGTTAGAGTCTAGCTAGGTGGTACCGACCAATCAGTCGGTCAAGAAAAAAAAAGTTATAAAAAGACAAAATATTTCTAGGAATTCCCGATATTTAGACATATTTTATCAGTATGACTAACAAGTTAAAAACAGATGCTTTCGCTAAACTACTAGCCAAAAGTGGTTTAACACAAGAACAACTAAAATCGATGGGAATCGAAGTTCTTGAAGCATCTTCAAACGAAGGACGTATACTTGAGAATGCGTCGAAGGTTTTGGCATCTCAAGATGATAAAGCGGTTCAAAAAGATATGAATCGTCTTGTCGATATTATCAATAATAAAGACGTGTTAAACGTTGCCGAAGGGAATGAATTAATACGCAAGTACAAAGGCAACTTTGTATATTCCAAAAAGAAAACAATTGACGGCGAAAAACAAGACGTTGATTGTTATCCAAGACTATCTATTAAGATAGAATCAGTAGAAATATAATCACCTCGCCCCCGCTTTAGTCGGCGGGGGTATCTCTAGGGGCTAGGAATCTAGCCCCTAAAATCTATGGAATCGTCGGGGGTTAGAGCTAGACTGAGGAACGATAGTCTAGCTCTAGAGCTGTTGTTTTTTTTATATATACCAAAAAAAGAAAGCCCCAGGTTTTTACACCCAGGGCATCTTTGTTTATGATTTGTAAGAATCTGGACAATCCTCAGATGAACAATTACATTTGTATCCATCTTCGTAGCCTTCTCTATAACTCGTGGCCTTTGTATATTCTATTGTCATACCAAGTGCCCAAAAAGTCATAAACACTGCATACATTATTAATACTCCCATTTTATTTTTCCTTTCGGTTGTGACGGGGCCGAAGCCCCGCCGTTGTTATTACTCTCTATCTTCATCTTTCCAGTCTATCATTTCACTGATATCCTCACATTGTTCAAGGTTGAAGCCCGCCCATTTCAAGAACTTTGTTCTATCAAATCTTGGGTTATCATCCTCAAAATATAAGATTAACATAGATGCAAAAGCCGTAGCTGAACCAATCATCCTAATGCCGTCCGCTTTTTCAGTGAACGGGTGGAAGCAGTTTGCTATTGCTTCATAGTCTTTTTTAGTCATTGTGTTTCCTTTCGGTTTGTTATTAAATATCATACCATAGTTTATGCATAATAAATAAAAGATGCAAGCATTATTTACAAAATAATTAAAAAAAATATATATAAGTGCGCACAGTACGCACAAACCGACTGGTCGGTCTAATTATAATTTTTAACACATATAACCAAAATCCAAATTTTCAACCAAATTTGCAATTTTCAATATAGTAAAAGACCCGGCCTCTTTATGGAAACAAAAGCCACACACAAAATAATGCGATTTTTTGAACAAAGTTAGAAATTTCGGGGTAAAACTGGTGAGTTGGCAAAATTCGACGACTAGAATAATTTTGGAAAAAATTTTTCGATTGGACCCTCTCTAGAGCACCGAGTATTATTTAGGAAATAGATTTAATATTCTATGTTATTCAAGAGCAACGAGCATTAGTGTTTTTTTTCGTCCTTCGGACTGTTAAAGTTACTCTGTTTTGCTTCCTTGGGTCAAGGTTTTTTTATATTTTTTTATTTGTAGCGATGTTTAGAGCATTAGAAACTAGAACATTGAGACGTCGTGCGATTTTTTTTAACTAAATTACCTTTTTTATTTGACTTGTGTAGGAATATTTATCTAATTTGCATACACAATTAATAATAACGGGAGTATTATGAGTAAAAAAGAACAGAAAAAAGCAATGGAATTGACTATTGGAGGTCACCATTACAAGATAGTGGAATTACCACTTACACATGAAGATAAAAGTAAAGAACTATATGGAAGACATATGGTAAAAGACAATATCATACTTATTAATCAAGAAATCCACGAATCAAGAAAGCAAGAAACGTTGATACATGAGGTATTACACGCTATATTCTATAATTATGGACTAGAACACAAAGAAGGCTTAATTGACGCTATATCAAACGGATTATTTCAACTAGGAGTAGGAGAGTATCTATGGAAGACCTCAAAAAAGCAGTCTTAAAAGCAAAAGAACAAGGTAATACTGCATTAGTGCAGCGATTACAACAAGAGCTAGATGAATTAGAAAAGATACGTCAAAACCTTAATTGGGAAAAATTAATACGAGAATTAGAAGACGTAAAAGATACGGAGGATTTTCCAAATGAACCAGAAAACTAGTACAGTAGAAGACGTAGTATCATATATAAAAGATAACTACCCTACCACAGAAAAAGAATTTCAGACTCTTTTAAATGAAATGTACTTAACATTTTGTAAAAAACAGTTTGATTACGGTCCTGGCAATATTGCTATGGGTACCACGTTAAAAAACGAAAAAGAAGTCAATACAGCCTTATTTGGTATAATTGTAAGGCTAAATGATAAGATAAACAGACTAATCAACCTGTCAACCAATCACGATATGAAAGCAAAGAATGAGCCAATAGACGATGCTTTTCTAGATATTGCAGTATATGCAGTAATGGCAATGATAGTCAAACAAAACAAATGGGGTAAATAATATGAGTGATTACGAATATAAACTAAGAGAATATCCTGTAACACTGTCTCCTAAGCAAATAGAATACATTAGCATTGCTTTAGAAAACCTTGGTCTTGGCGGAGTTGATGAGAATTATTTTTTAAATGACTGCGGAGGATTTGTATTGGAGAACATTTGGAATCAAATTAACGACCTAGAAAAGAAAGAGAGTAAATAATGCCTGGAGTAAAATGGACAGAAGACGAAATCAGAATATTAGACCAGTATGAACGTACTGCTAAGTCTGCATTTGTTCTCTATCAAGAAATACGTATTGCTGGATATAATAGAACATATAAAGCAGTAACTCGTAAAATAGAATCCTTAGGATTAAGAAAACCTACCAGATATACAACTGGACATGAAATGACTATCGGATACCTAGACATAGAATCTACTGGATTTAGTGCTAATATCGATGTTATGTTGTCCTGGTGTATTAAAGGTAGAGGTGATAAGAATGTTGCTGGAGCTAAAATTACAAGAGAAGAGCTAATGTCTGAAAAGCAAGATGCTCGCATTGTAGAGCTTTTAGTAGAAGAAATGAATAAATATGATGTAATATTTACATATTACGGTACTCGTTTTGATATTCCTTTTATCAGAACACGTGCATTGCATCATAAAACATTCTTTCCTTTGTACAGACAAAAGTCACACAAAGACCTATATTATGTAGTAAAATCTAAATTAAAACTGCATCGTTCTTCATTAATGGCAGCTACAGAGTTTTTTGGTATTGCTGGTAAAACCAGAGTAAAACCAGAAATGTGGCAAAAAGCTAGATGGGGCGATGAAAAAGCAATGAAATACGTTTACGACCATAATGTAGCAGATGTTGTCATCTTAGAAAGATTGCATCGTAAATTAGAAGAATATGCACCACCAATGGTAAGACCATTATAATTAGGAGGAAACATGTCTAAAAAAGAAGAAAAGCTAGTAATAATGAATGAAGGTAAGGAAATTGAGTTTGTGATGTCTGATTTGTCAGATGAAGCAAAAGCTCAATATTCTAGAGCTAATGAACTTGCTGGTCAATTAATGCAAATAGACCGACAAGCAAATGAAATAAGATTCCTTGCTAATAACTACATTCGCTTTGTTATTGACGAACTTGAAAAAGACGTTGACGATAACGAGGAAAAATAGTTAAATTATGAGAGAACGTATTGTAAAGGGTGTTACTCATTACTTATATGATGACGTCAACGAGTTTCGAGAGTATCACGAAAGTGTGTCTTTGGTAACAGATTGGCGTCACTCAAACAAAGGTAATTGGGTTTTAACCGACGATGGTCAAGTATGTCAAGTATTGCATCTTGGTGTTTTAAAAAAACACGACAGAAAAAAAGAAACTACATTTATTAGAACAATCATAGGTTCTTTTGTCTGCAGCCCAAGAGTAAGAATGGAAGGCGACATGAAAACCAACATGCATACGTTCTCTACAGATGGTGAATCTCCGTCTGTTAGAAAGAAAAATAGAAAAAACGCAACAGATAAAGAGTTTTTGTTTGGGAAGTATGTAGCAAAAGGAGATGATGTAGTTGAAGCATATATGAAAGCATTTCCTAGTAAGAATGAAAATTATGCTAAATCTCAAGCAAAGCTGTTGTTAAAAACCGATAGGGTGAAAAACTTGATTAGAGAAGAAATAGATAAATACTTGAATGAAGCTGAGATTACTCCAAACTACTTGTTGGAAGAAATGAGAAACATCATAGACAAAGGTGGTTCTTCAGATAGAGATAAGATTACAGCTATAACAACATTAATGAAAATATCTGGAATGATGGATACAGAAAAGACTACAGAGTCTTTAACATTGTTTCAAGGTTTTACACAGGAGCAACTAAATGCAATTCAAGGGTCCCAACACAAGAAATTGGCGGAAGTTAAAAAAGATAACGAAAAATAAACGTTGTCACATATGTTATTACCGTTTGAGTAAAACTGGAGTATTCTTGTATAGCAAGGAGAAAAGAGACACTACTCACGTCAAATGTTTTAATTGTTTAACAGTATACAACACATCTTTCGGTATTACAGATGTAGGTATACCTAGAGAGGTAGGTCATTCATGAGATTAGCAGTTTACGGAACGCTAAGAAGAGGATTTGAGGAAACTGGAAGAGTAGAAGGTTTTAGTCTTGTATTCCCTGGTACAAGGTCTTTTCCAGCTTTAATCAAAAATAAAAAAGGAAAAGGTGCTGTCGTAGAGCTTTTAGAAGTAACAGATGAAGAGTTATCTATGTATGACATGTATGAATCTACTAAAGATGGTTTATACATTAGAACAACAGCAAACATAATTCTCGATGATACAAAAGAAAAAGAAAAATGTTGGATATATGTAGCTGGACCTTTGCTATGGCAAAGTTCTAGTATGTTTACAGAAATACCAGATGGAGACTGGCTTTCACCTAAAACACTAGTTATGATGGATAGAGTTATTGAAAAAGAGTATGAAGAAGCCTCAAAATTTTAACATAATTCCACCCGACCTATCTCAAAAGGAAAAAGCATTGGAGTTGGCAAGAAGGGATATTGTCACTTTTGGTCAAATGTTCTTACCAGAAGATTTTATGAAGTCAACTCCAGCGCCTTATCAATATGAGCTAAGTGAAATACTTTTAGGAGAAGATAAGCGTGTTTGTATAATATTACCTAGAGGTCATGCTAAATCAACATTAGCCAAAACAGCTTTATTACATCAATTATATTTTTCTCCACCAGAAAAAAAACAATTCATTGCTTGGGTATCAGAAGAACAATCTCAGGCTATTGACCATATTAAATACATACAAAATCACATAGATATAAATCCTGCTTTACAATATTACTTTGGAGATTTAAAAGGAAGTAAGTGGACAGAAAAAGAGTTTACTACTGCTAGAGGAGATAGAATTATAGCAAAAGGTACATCTCAACGTTTACGTGGTCGTTCTCAATTAGGACTAAGATATACAAATATTATTCTTGATGACTTTGAATCTGAGTTAAATACAAAAACACCAGAAAGAAGAAGAGAGATTAAAGAATGGGTAATGTCAACAGTAGAGCCTGCTTTAGAAAACTCTAAAGAAAACGAAGGTTCTATATGGCTTATTGGAACAATAGTACATTACGATTCTTTTTTACAAGGAGTATACGATGGATACTTGCAAGCAGAAAAAGAGAATAGAAAGTCTGCTTGGAACGTGTTATATAAAAAAGCTATAGTAGAAGACACTCCTTTATGGCCTAGCTACTTTACCAAGCAAAAGCTAATGGATATTAGAAGAAGGTTTACTGAAATGGGATTAGTACATAAGTTTGCTCAAGAGTATTTGAACGAAGCTAGGGACTTAGAAAGTGCTAAATTTCATATAGATAGATTAAATTATTACCAAGGTAATCTTGTTGAAAGAAACGGATTTAACTATATGATGGTTGATGAGACTGCAATACCTGTAAATGTATACCTAGGAGTTGACCTAGCTTATGAAGCAAATGCTAGAAGCGACTATCAGGTAATTATGGTTATTGCTATTGATAGCGATAGAAACATATATGTTGTAGATTATTATAGAGAACATTCACCTTTATATGATATGCCAAAAAAAATTGTAGATATGGCAAAAGAGTATCATCCAGTTAGAAGAGTCAACGTAGAAAAGGTTGGTGCTCAAGGACTGGTAAAAGATTATGTAAATCAACTTGCTGGCAAGGATAGAAAACTAGCTCCTGGATTATCTCAAGGCGTTAGACCTCCTGCTGGTATCAAAAAAGAAGATAGGCTAGAAGCATTGCTTTGTCCTATTGTTAATCGAAGAAAAATGTTCATTAAAAAAGAACATGCAAACTTAATAGATGAGATGTTTGAATTTCCAAAAGGCAGGAACGATGACCTTCTAGACGGACTTTGGTATGCCGTCACTACAGCAAAACCTCCAAAAAGCTCTGCAATCGACGCAGATAAACTAGAAGACAGAATAACTACAATAGAAGAAAGTAAGGCTAAAAGAGTCATAAATTGGGTTACTGGACAAAAAATATAAATTTTACTTGACTTTAAGAGATAAAATTAGTTATTTTTAGACTAAAAACTGAATTGGGAGTTTATGGCTAATTACGACGAAAACAAATCAAAGCCTCAGATTTCAAAAGAATTGTTTAGGCGTTGGAGAGACGCAAGAGAACAATGGGACGCTGAAGCAAGAAATGCAGTAGATTTTACTCTAGGAAATCATTATAGTAATGAAGAATCAGATGCACTACAATCGGTAGGGCAAGCTGACTTTGTTATTGATAGAGTATATGCTGCTGTTGATAAATTAAAATCATTGCTTACAGCAAGACCTGCAAGATTTTCTGTTATTGCAAGAGAAGACTCAGATAACAAACTAGCTAATGTTTGGAGAACAATACTTGAATATGTTTGGGATATCTCAAATGGAGATAGTACTTTTAAGCAAGTTGTTCACGATTATGCTGTTACTGGACTGGGATATATGTATGTATACGTTGACCCTGAAGCAGATTATGGAAGAGGTGAAGTTAAGTATACGCACGTAGACCCTTTTAGAGTATATGTAGACCCAGCATCAAGAGATAGATTTTTTAATGATGCATCAGGAATTATATTGTCTACCTTTTTAACCAGGCAGCAAGTTTTAGACCTATATCCTCAAATGGAAGAGTTTATTGATGATATAGAAGTTGGAGTAAATTCTTTGTATGGAGAAGATTATCCAACATCTAATTTAAAAAACAGTAATAATGTTTTAACTCCTGCTGAAGCAAAAGACTTAGATTATAATGTAAATCAAAAATATCAAATACTTGATAGATTTTACAAGATAAAAGTTCCTTTCTATCGAATATTTAATACTATAGATGGAAGTGAAAAAATTATAGACCCTGATACCTATAATATTATTATAGAAGACGAAGAAACAATAGCAGCTGTACAAAGAGGTGCTATAGAAATAGAAGAAATTATGCAAACAAGAATTGCTCAATGCAGTAGCATTGGAGATACTTTACTTTATGAGCGTATTCTAAACACTGATATATATCCAATTGTTCCATTTACAAACATTTGGACTAATACTCCCTATCCAAAATCAGATGTGAACAAGGTTAAAGATTCACAAAGACTTTTAAATAAGTTATTTTCTCTAACCTTGTCACACGCTCAATCTGCTGCTGGATTAAAACTTTTAATTCCAGAGGGTAGTGTTGATAGTGTTAGTCAGTTAGAAAAAGATTGGGCTAATCCAAATGCGGTTATTGAATATAATCCAGAATTTGGTGAGCCACATTACCCACAACCAGCTCCCTTAACTAGTGAGTTTTATTATTTAATTGATAGGGTAGAAAAATATATAGATTTAAACTTTGGTATACCTGAGCTATTACAAGGATTTAAAGATAGCGCTCCTGAGTCTGTTAGAGGTACAATGCTTTTATCAGAAATGGGAGAATCAAGAGGTAAATCAAAGTTAAGAGATATTGAAGCAAGTTTAGCTATGGTTGGTCAAGTTGTTTACAACTTAGCTAAAGACCATTACAAATTTGCAAAAACATTTAGAATTGTACAACCAAATAATGATATTACTGAATTTTCAGTAAACATGAGAATGTACGATGATAAACGAAATGAATTGTTAACCATACAGAATGATATTCAACTTGGTCAACATGACATTCGTATTATATCAGGTTCAACTTTGCCTAGCAACAAGGTATCCGAATACAATATGTATCTTGATGCGTATAAACTTGGACTGGTAGATGATGTCGAGGTTTTAAAGAAAACTGAAATCTTTGACAAAGAAGGTGTCCTTCAGAGAAAAGGGCGTATGGCACAAATGCAACAGTATATTACACAGCTTGAAAATCAAGTGAAGAAACTAAGCGGTGACTTACAAACATCTGAACGTGAGCAGGTTTCTGCTAGAAAACGAACAGAAGTTGAGAAGTTTAAATCTAATTTAAGTGAGATTACTTCTTCCGCTAAAGTTAAAGAAAAAGAAAAGGTAATGCAACTAGGAAACATTATTGACCAAATGCAATCTTCTATGGAGGAAGAAAAAAATAACGAGCCTGGTTCAGAGTCTTAGGACTAAATCAGGGTTAGGAGAAAAAAAATATGGCACAAGAACAAGAACAACAACAGGTTGAACAGCAAGACCCAATTGTTGAATCTACAGTGGAACAAGAAGTTTCATTTCAAGAGGAGACCTTAGAAGAAGGTGTGGAAGCATCTGAATCTATAGACTGGGAAACAGAAGCTAAAAAGTTTCAATCAATGTATGACAAAAAGGTTGCAGAGCACGAAAACTTAAAACAAGACAGTAGTGATTTGATGCAGTTAAGACAAGTCTTATCTGAAAAACCAGAATTAGTCAACGTCATTGAGAAAAGTCTTTCTGGAGAATCAGTTGAGGACAAAGGTATGGAGGGAAGTACAACCCCAGATAACTTTGACCCTTGGGACGCCTACTACAAGCCAGAATCTGAGTCTTACAAATTTAGAGTAAGTCAAGAGAAAAAGCTTGTACATGAAACAGTAGATAACGAACTAGCTAAACTACAAGGTCAGATGGCGATGAATAACCTAAAAACAGAATTGGTAAGTAAGCACAATTTAGGTGCAGATGACGCAGAAAAGTTTTTACAATTTGCTACAACACCAAAAGCCAACCTTCCTATTGAAACACTTATTAAAGTGTGGAAAGAAAATGAGGGCAAGAGTGTACAACAAAGTGAAAACTTGGAAACAGTCAGAAAAACAAAATCAATTCCTAAACCAGCTGGTGTACTTCAAGGTGGTCAACAACCACAAAAATCTGAAGCAGACCAAGTATGGGATAGAGTTATGAGCGCTGGAAGAATAGGTAAGATAGCTAAAACTAACTAGGAGTTAAAATGGCTTTTAACAAAGGACAACTAAAGTCATCACAAATTACAGCAGCTTCAACAAGCGCTGGATACGGACAGGCTCCAGACCAAAGAAAGCTGTATGATTTCTCTGATAGAGTTGCAGAACTTATGCCAGAGGAGTCACCTTTTTTCGTCTATCTAAGTCAAGTTGCTAAAGTAGCTACTGACGATAATATTTTCAGATATCTTGAAAATAGAACTGTCACAAACTACACAGCACGTAACTTTAGCTTAGCAGCCGACGTAAACGGCGGCAGTGGCGTAACTGCAGGAAATCTTTATGATTTTACTGTAGATGACGGCGCTGGTGCTGCACCAGGGTTTATTACCAAAGGAATGGTAATAGCTGTAAAAACTGTGGATGACGCAAACGGTTATGGACAAGCATTAGTTAGAGTTGAGTCTGCACCAAACGTTCAATCAGCAAACTCTACCTTCTCAGGTAGAATTGTTGAACTATCAAATTCTAGCATTAGTGGCTACAATGTTTTATCAAGCGGTGATGAAGCACAAATTGTAGGTACTTCTTTTGAAGAAGGAACAGGTTCACCTGATACTTTCTCAGATACACTAGAAGATGATTTTGGTTATACTCAAATCTTTAAAACAGCTTGTGAATTAACAAACACAGCAATAGCTACAAGATACCGTGGCTATTCAAATGAGTTCGAAAGAATTTGGGCTCAAAAATTACGTGAACACAAAGTAGACATCGAAAGAGCTATGCTTTTCGGTCAAAAAGCTCGTGTTAACGGAGTACAATATACTGAAGGTCTTGTTGGACACATTGTAAAAAATGTTGCTCCAGTAACTGACAACTCAGCATTTTCATATTCATCAGGTGCGCCTTATTACAGAAGTGTAACTCAGGCTGAATTAACCTATGATAGATTACTTGCTGACTTAGAGGTTATTTTTGACCCAGCAAGAGGCGGTTCAAGTGAAAGACTTGTACTAGCTTCATTGCCAGTAATTACATTCTTCAACAAAATGGGCGACGGTGCTTTCATTGATGCTTCTGTAGGTCAATCTTCATCTCCATTCAGAGTAAATATGAACAACGTACAAGGTTCCTTTGGACACAATCTAATGGAAATTAACACTGTACACGGTTCTATGTACTTAGTGAAAGAACCTCTATTTAGAGGAATTGCTAGCGGCTTCATGCTTATGGCTGATATGTCTAAATTGGCATACAGACCATTAGTTGGAAACGGTATTAATCGTGACACTCAAATTATGACAAACGTACAAAATGCGGATGAAGATTTGAGAAAAGACATGATTCTTACTGAAGCTGGTCTAGAAGTTACACTTCCAGAATGTCACGCTCTATATAACGTGGAGGGATTATAAAATGGCAAGAGGTAGTATACTAGAAAAAAATAGTGGTAATGGTGGATATTTATTACCAGTAGAAAAGATTTCTGCAGCTAAGACTTTAGATGCAGTTTCTGATAGCGGCAAGATTTTTGTTGTTGCTAATGCTGGTAGTGCATATTCCATTACACTTCCTACAACTTTAGAAGTTGGTACTCAGTACAAACTTATCTTCGAAGACTCACCAAATGCAGCAGTCACTATCGCAGCTGGCTCAGCAATTATTTTTGGTAAAGTTGTCGAAGGAGAAGTTGACACATCAGACGATGCACCAGGTTCAGCTGGCGCAACAGGAGTTTCAAATGTAATTTTTGGAACAACTGCTGATGAAGGTGACCATCTTGACATCGTATGCGATGGTACAAAATGGTATGTCAACGGTATGACAGCTGTAGATGGAGCGGTAACCACATCATAATATAGTTATTAGGTACTATGGAGTGGGCAGGTCCCACTCCGAAACCTATAAAAAATTTTAAATAATAGGAGATAAAATGGCAGATTATAACGTAGTAACTAAAATTATTATTGGGAATTTAAGCCCTGATGCAGATTCTGTGTCTGGTTCTTTAGCTAAAGAAATTACAGACTATATTGAAACACTAGATGATTCTACTGGAGCAATTATAGATATACAAGCTGTAGAGCTTGACAGAGGTAGAATTGCATATATTATAGTTCACAAAGGATAATGGCTAACTGTCAACATTGTAGTGAGCCTAATCCAGAAGGATACTTTAATTGTCCTTCATGTGGGCTCAGAGCAGCTCCTAGTAAATGGAATACTAATTTTGTTATCAGAGAGGGAAACCCTATGGCAACAGCAATTAGAAAAGACTTGATTGATATAAACCATATGTCTATGGACGATGGTATTAAAAAAATGCAAGAAAGTAAAAAGAATGCAAAGCCCACACCAAGTGGGAAAGGTATAAGGGTAATGTAATGCCAATGGTAGGAAAAAAGAAGTTTTCATATACAAAAGCTGGGAAGAAAAAAGCAAAAGCTTATGCTAAAAGAAGTAGAAAGGCGAGAAGAGGATAATGCAAAGAAGAGGTTTTGGAACTCAACAAGTTAGACATACTAATGGTAAAAAAAAGACAAGACAAGGTCAAAGCAATAATACTAAGTATGGTAATAAATTAAGTAGTAAGCATTATATAAAAAGAAGTAGAGGACAAGGATAATGGCTGATTTTAAAACAAGAATAGATGATTTGACAGGCTTTGGTAGCACTGATGATGTTGCTATAGTAGACTGGCTTACTGCTGGTGCTAGAGAAATCATTGATGTTTTACCAATGTCTAAACTAGATAGAATGTCTGAAATACAAGAATTTACAAATTATCAAGGCGTAGAAGATAGTAAGATATTACATGTATTAAGAAAAGATGAAAATAATAACGATTATTTAATGCCTTGTAGAGAAATACACGCTAGTCAAGCAGGTAGAGCCGCAGATGTTAGTGGAGCATATATGGAATTTGCTACAAGTTCTGACCCAGTATATTATTTGGAAAACAAAAGAGTTTATACATTGCCAGCAAGTGCATCTTCAGACGATAGTAAATTAGTAAAAATTAATGAAGATTTTACCATAGCAGCTACAGATACGACTATAGATAACTTTCCAAAAGAGGCTACAAATGCTGTAGTGTTATATGCTTCAAGAAATGCGTTAATGAGATTGATGAACGCTAAACATGGTAATGCAGATATAACTACTGCTTTAACTGCTATAAATACTGAAATGGATGAAACTCAAGCAATAGCTGATTTAATTAACACGCAAGTAGATGCAGCTGTTACAGAAATTGGAGAAATGGTAACTAATGTAGATGCAAATGTAGATACAGCTTTAACTGCTATGAAAACAGCAGCAGATAAAATTAATACTGCAATAGGGTTAGCTAACGATGAATATGATGAGGTAGCAGTAGAAGTAACAGGAACTGCAACTTCTCCAATATCAGCAGCTAGAAGTGCGGCAGTTAGTGCTTTATCAATATCAGATTTAGATTTATCAGGAGTAAGTGCACCTACTGTAAGCATAAATACTGTATCTTACACAGAAGCTACAAATGCTGATGCTAGCTCTACTGCAATAGGAGCTATAACTGTTGCTACTGTTGCTAAAGCAGATATATCTGGAGATGTGCCTAGTTATACAAAACCTGTTCTTAGCTTATCGGATGTTAGTATAGCTGATTTCAGCATATCTTCTTCAGCTCCAAGCGTTCCTTCTTTAGGAACTGTGCAGTATACTGATGCAATTAATGCAGACGCTCAATCATCATCAATTGGTGCTATAACGGTAGGAAGTGTAGATAAATCTGATTTAACTAACAATATTCCTACATATACAAAACCTACTATAGCATTAAGTTCTATAGCAGTAGGAGATTTAAGTATTTCTGCAAGCGCACCTAGTTCTCCAAATTTAACATCTGTAAGTTATTCTAATGCAACAAATGTAGATGCTTTAGCGAGCGATGTTCCTACAGTTAGTTTTGGAACAGTTCCTACTGAAATTGATGTTTCAGGAAGTGCTCCAACATATACTAAGCCTACAATTTCGCTTTCTTTGTCAAGTATATCTGATTTAAGTATAAGCGCAAGCGAACCTAGTGCTATAACTGTTAGCACTCCTTCAGTAAGTTTTAGTCAGGGAGCACCTATATTTACAGCTCCTACATTATCTGTGGACACAGCACAATTTGAAACTTTCTTAGAAACAGATGAAGATGTAGAATTAGCACAATTACAGCTTGGAAGATTAAATAATGAGGTAGACCAATATCAAGCTAACATACAAAAAGAAATAGCTTCATTTAACAGAGATGTGGAAGAGTACAGAGCAGAACTTCAAGAAGCAATAAAAGATGCAGAATTAACTTCTGCTTCTGAAGCTCAGAAAATACAAGAATATTCTAACGATATTCAAAAATATGCAGCTAGTGTAAACAAAGAAGTTCAACAATACAGAGAAAATTCTCAAAAAGAAATTAATTTATTTAGAATACAAACTTCTAACGAGCTGGCTAAATATACAGCAGATATGCAAAACGAACTAAACGAATTTAACAAAGAGAGCGTTGTATATCAAACAGAGTTCCAAGAAGCTGTTACAAAATTTCAAGCAGACCAACAAAAAGTTTTAGAGCAAGCTAGATTAGATTTAGCAAAAGCTCAACAAAATGCAAAACAACAAACAGATGTTGCTATAGCAAACAAAGCACAAGACCAAGTTCTTGCAATACAAAATGCAATTAAAACTATGGAAGCAACTATATCTGACAACGATGACCTTATAGCTAAGTTCAATCAAGATTTAAACTTGTACGCACAGAACATATCTAAAGAAGTTCAGCAGTATCAAGCGAACACAAACAAAGAAATAGGAATATTTCAAACTAGAACTAGAAATGAGCTTCAACAATATTCTACAGACATACAAAATGAGTTGAACGAGTTTAACAAAGACAATGTTAGGTATCAGGCTGATATACAGGCAGAGCTACAAAAACATAACTCAGACCTTCAAAAGGCAATAACTCAAGCACAACTTGATGCTAGAGACGCTCAACAAGAGGCCGCTCAAACTACAGACGTAGATAAATTTAACAAAGCTCAAGACCAAGCCTTAGCACTACAGAATGCAGTTCAAACTATGCAAGCAACAATTCAAAATAATGATGACTTGGTTTCAAAGTTTGTTTCTGAGTTAAGACTATATGAACAAAATGTTAACAAGGAAGTTACCTTATACAGAACTAATTATGAGAAAAACTTTTCTATCTTTTCTAAGAGTAGAGATACAGAGTTACAAAAATATAGTTTAGATATTCAGAACGAATTGAATGAGTTTAATAAAGAAAATGTAAGATATCAGGCAAATGTACAAGCAGAGATACAGAAACATCAGTCTGACCTACAAAAAGAATTAACGCAAGCACAATTAGATGCTGCAGATGCACAGTTAGAAGCTAGGCAAGCTACACAAGTAGATATAGCTAATAAAGCACAGGACCAAGCTTTATCTTTGCAAAACAAAGCACAAGATTTGCAGGCAGCTATTGCTAACAATGATGATATATTGTCTAAATTCAATCAAGAGATTGCATTGTATCAACAAAATATGAATAAAGAGATACAAGAATACTCTCAGAATTTACAACAAAATATAGCTGAATATCAATCTGCCATTGCAATACAACAAAGTTATTATCAGGAAGCTCAAGCTAGAATAAATGCAGGTAATGCCTATTTAGCAGAAGCGCAGTCTAGAGCAAGTGAAGTAAATACGTATGCTACAGAAGTAAATGCAAGATTAGCACAGGTGAACGCTCAAGGAACAGTTGCTGGCTCTTATATAGCAGCTGCTCAAGGATATGCAACAGAACTACAGTCTAAGATAGGTATAGTTCAAGGATATGGAACTGAAATAAACCTAAGATTGGCTGTTGATAGCAGAGAGTATGAATGGTATGTAAGTCAATATCAAATGGTTAATGCTCAATTTACAGAAGCATTACAATTGATAGGGATAGATAAATTAAAAATTGAAACAATGAACAATACTAAATAAAGGAAGGTAGATAATGGCAAACGAAATAAGAGTAAAAACATCTGTTGAAATCGTCCAAGACAACGATATTACTGTAGAAGGTATTAGTTACTCACATAAAAGCTTGGACGGAAATGCTGCTTCTAGAAGTTGGGGCGGCTCATATACTATGAACTCTGCTTATGATGATGACGCAGTGGCATATTGGAGTAATGTTGTTGTTAGTGCTACTACTGCAGATGGTCTAGACGATTCAGGTTGGACAGAGGCTTCTGCTGTATCAGGTGGAGCATTACCAGTAAATGTAGATGTGGTAGCAGTAGAGTATGTAAGTGCTCTTGGTTCTCCTGGAACTATATCGGTAACAGTGAGCGGTGAAATTTTTGCAGTTTTAGACGCAGGGCAGTCAATAGTTATACCAATGGAAATGGCAGAAGCTATTGCTGATGTGAAGATACATGCAGGGGATTACACCAACGGTACTAATGAAGCAACAGTTAATGTTATGGTAGCAGGACAGAACGCGTAATGGCGGCAATAGAATTTACAGCAAAAGAAATTTATAGTAGAGTACTGCAAGCAGTTCCTGGTATATCAGAGAACTATGTACTAAACTTAATCAACGAAGCATTAATTGACATGGGTAGATATACCAATCAAATAGAGAATGCGAAAACAGATTTAAAGCATAATCAATTGTGGTATGCATTAGATGACGATGAAGCAATAACAGTAAACAAGTTATTTAGATGTACAATATTAAACTCAGATGGAGAATATATTAAGATTCCTAGGTTGTCAAATGGAGAAATCAAACAATTCTACAACGAATCAAGTACATCATCTAATACTAGTTGGACGGAGGTATAATGGCAGCGGTAAGCAGTACGTATAAAGACCCTAGCGATACTTTTGTATGGTGGATAGAAGGTGATAGGCTAGCTATTGCTACTACAGAAGGAGATGCTAGTACTACAGAGACAGGTAAAGGTAATTTAAAAGCAGTACAATTGGGTTCTGGCAATACTATTACCGATGGTCTTATTATATCTTATTATGCAGAGCCAGATAAACTAACAAGTATTACTGGTACAATAGATATTGATAATGTATTACAACCAGCATTAATAGATTATGTTAAATCAAAAGCTTTGATGGACGCAGCAGCTAGAGCAAAAGACCCAGGTCTTGCTCAGATTAAAATGGCGTCCGCACAACAATGTATGGCTAATTATAAAGAAGCTGTACGCAGATACGGTATGAAGAAAAATGATAAAGTGGGTGGCACTAGAGCGATAGCTCCGGTGGACATGAGATAAAGGGGCAATAATGGAACTAGGCAAAGACAGCAAATTCACACTTAGTATTGAAACGCTTATCAGTATAGCAGTTACAATATTTATGGTTGTTGGGTTATGGTTTAATTTACAAGCAGAAATTGAAGAAGCTAAAAAATTACCAGAACCACCAATTAGCAGAACAGAATACGACTTAAAAGACCAAATGATTCGTAATTCTATTCTAAATACTGAAGAAAAAGTAGAGAAATTAGAAGACAAGGTGGACGACATTAAAGAAGACACAAGAAGTATTAATGAAACTCTACTAAATATGAATAATAAGTAATGAGGTTTACAGATGAACAACAGATTTTTATCATACTTGGTATTAACTTTTTGCTCTTTATCATCTTGGTTGCACTCACAGTCAACTAATTTAGATACTTTTCAAGAAATTCAATTAATGAAAAATGAGTTTTGTGCAATCATAGAAGTCAACGCTTCTTGGAACTGGCAAAACAAAGTACCATTAGAAAAAATAGAAAAATGTTATACTGGATATGTAGACATTTCTAATAAAGAAATAGGTGCAGTTATTCAAAAAGAATGGGATATTAAAGTTGTTCCTACTGTAATTGTCTTTGAATATGGAGTAGAAGTAAAACGATTTGAAGCTGATTTGTCTATGAAATTTAGAGAAGATGAAATTTTAAATAGTCTTAGAAAAGAAATAGGTCAATAATGCCAGCAAAAAGAAAAACTAAGTCTATAAGAAGAACTACAAAAGGCAAGAATGCTAATTACAGACCTACTAAAAAAGGTGCTGGAATGACAAAAAAGGGAGTTGCTGCTTACAGAAAAGCAAACCCTGGTAGTAAACTAAAGACTGCTGTTACTGGTAAAGTTAAAAAAGGAAGTAAAGCAGCTAAAAGAAGAAAATCTTATTGTGCAAGGTCATTAGGACAACTAAAAAGAAGTTCTGCTAAAACTAGGAATAATCCTAATTCTAGAATAAGACAAGCACGTAGAAGATGGAAATGCTAATTAATAGGAGGAATCATGGGACCAATATTAGGTAAAGTTCTTACAAGTTTAGGTACAGAGAAGCTTATCAAAGCTATCATTATGCACCTAGGAGATTGGCTTGTAGCTAAATCATCTAACAAACTAGATGACAAACTATGGGCAGAAGTAAAAAAAGCATTAGATAAAAAATAAGGAGAAAAGATATGAACTGCGAATGTGGATGTGGAGGCTGTTAAGTGCCTAAACAAATGCTAACATTAAATGACTTTAGCGGAGGACTTAATACCAAGTCCTCTCCTAGGGATATTGCGTTCAATCAAGTTCAATCAGCTAGTAATGCTGTATTGTTAAACTCTGGCGTAGTTTATACATCAGTTGCTCCTACGTCTAAAGGTAGTATTGCAAATGAAGAAATTAGAAACTTCACTAATACTGCTTTTTCTTTCAATACTCAATATGATATTACAGCAAACCCTAGTCCTGGAGATGGAACTTACAGAATTGGAGATTTTCAAAGTTCTCCAAAAGAAGTTATAACTCTTCATGAAACAGAAGGAGGAGCTAAAATAAGATATTTGTCAAGAGCTTTTGGCACTACTGGTGATTTTTCTAGAACAGAAAACAATCAAATAGATGGCATCTTAGAACCAGTATTTTATTATATAGACGGAACTTTATATGTTGCAGATGAAAGTCATTTAGGTAAAACAACTGATATAGCATTTTTGTCAAGAACGGGATTAAGGTTTGTTAGTACAAATAGATTTGGAGACAGCACTGGTACTTTTGAGTGGGTTTTAGGAGCAGCAGTGGCAACTACAGCTGATTCTAAGGCAAACATACAATCTGCTAGTTCTTTTGGAACTAACTCAGTTTCTTTAAATGTAGCTGGTGAATTTGAAATGATTTATCAAATAGAATCTAGCTCTGGAGGCGGTGGGTTTGAAGCAGGAGACTATGAATGGTCTTACACTTATGTTGACCTGTCTGAAGATGAAAGCTTACCTCACGTATGGAGTACTGCACCTAGCGCTGCAAGTTTATCTACTGGTCACTTCTTTACAGGAGTTGGAGTACAGATAAATGTAGCTAACTCATTTAGAGAAAAGGAAAAAGGATTTAGAATATACACTAGAAGAAAAGACAAGAATGAAAGATGGAGTTTGTTCTTAGATGTGGATTATGAAAGAGGTGTGAGAAAAAATTTATTTGATGATTACAGTTCTTGGGGTGGCTCAGGAGTATATAGAACTTCTGGCACTAAAGAAGTAACATCTTTAGTTATAGAATCTCCAGCATTGGATACTTATGATAGTATTAATGGATATTCTCACACAGAAGAAAGTATTGATGTAGATGGATATAAAAGCGCTTGTGTTGCACAAAGAAGGGTTTGGATTTGCAATGTTTGTAAAGAAGATAAAACTTTCGATGATAGAATTTATTATACTCCAGTAAACAGATTTAATACTTTTCCTGATTCATACTTTCTTGATATAGGTATTAATGACGGAGACTCTTTTGTTGCAGTAGAATCTTTAGGGAACAGAATTATTGCTTTTAAACAATCTAAAATTTATGTTATAAATGTATCTTCTTCATCAGATGCTGGTTGGTATTTAGAAGCAGAATATGATGGACATGGATGCACTAAAAAAGAGGCATTATGTAAAACACCTTTTGGTCTTTGTTGGGCTAATGAAGAAGGAGTATTTATATTTGATGGAACATCTATACCAAAAGAATTAACAGAAAATATATCAGATGACACCTGGTCTACTGATTTTACATCTAATATGTCTTTGGCATTTGACCAAAAATACAAACAACTATATGTAGCTGTAGATTTATTAGAAAACGGTGACAATAAAATATATGTTTATGACTTTGCTAAACAAGCTTGGAGTATAGTAACTAGAAGCGTAGCAGATTCACCAGCACAATCTAATTTCGTTCATTTGCCTGACGGTATATATGCATATGAGTTTGAAGAAGATTCAGGAACTGGTACAGCTGAAAATATTACAGTCAAAAAATATAGCTTGTTAGACATAGGTGGAAAGAATTTAACATTACAAACAAAAGATATAGACTTTAATGCACCTGGAAAAATCAAAAAGATATATAAAGTTTATGTAACAGCTAGGGATGCAACAGCTGGTACGGTGTTAACTATGAAGTATTCAAAAGATGGAGATACGAGTTTTTCAGATACTCCAACACCTACTACTCGCACTATAAATAACTCTCAATACGAAGTAAATGCGTTTACAATAAATGAAGATTGTGAGTCTATAGCATTAGAATTTACTAGCGACGGTAAAATAGAGATAAGTGATATTACAATAGAATACAGAGCAAAATATAAGAGAGCTTCATAATGCCAAAATCTGGTGAACATAAAGTCAATTATATTGACTCTTTCTTTAGACAAAGACCATCTATAAGTAGTGTTAGAGAAGGAGAAACAATATCTTTTCTTGAAGACGGAAAGCTAATAAAACAAGAAAAAAGAAATGGTGTAGTATACCAATCTGAGTTTGTTGAAGCAATACCTAAGTTATCCACAGACGAAGTAGAAACTGGAGTTATACGTGAAATTATAGCAGGCGATGGTCTTACTGGTGGTGGGTTTGCTGGAGAGATAACTTTAAATGTAGTTGGTGGTACAGGTATTACTGCTAATGCAAATGATATAGCTATAGATTCTACAGTAGTAACTCTTACAGGCACACAGACTCTTACCAATAAAACTTTAACTGCACCTACTTTAACAGGTACTACTACTGCAACTAGAATTAATCTAGGCAGTACAGATACTTCGTCATTCTTAACAGGTGACCCTAAAATAGCTTTTAATGGTTATATGATGTTATCTGGAATTGTTAATGAAACTGAGACAGGAACTGCACCTGCTGCTATTGTATTCGGTAATAACTCTACTTATGGTAATGATGAAATTTCTTTAATTACTGCAGGTCAAAATAGATTGTATATAAATAGTTCAGGCAATATAACCATTTCACAAGATTTAACTATTAGTGGAGATTTGACAGTACAAGGTGATACTACTACAATAGACACTCAAAATCTAGTAGTAGAAGATAGATTAATAGAATTAGCTTATGGAAGCAGTGGAACTCCTTCTGACACTAATGATTCAGGTGTTATTGTTAATAGAGGTAGTTCTGCAAATATATTTTTTGGATGGGATGAAGGTAGCGACAGAATACGATTTGCTACAACATCATCTACAGGCTCTTCAAGTACAGTATCTTTTGTTTCAAATGCAGATATACAAGCAGGAAGATTATACGGAGACGTAACTGGAGACGTAACTGGAGATGTAACTGGTAGTGCAAGTCTTAACTTATTAAAATCAAGCAATCTATCAGACTTGGCAAGTGCATCAACAGCAAGAACAAATTTAGGTGTAGCTATTGGTAGTGATGTTCAAGCATATAATTCTACATTAGCATCAGTTGCAGGTGGAACATATACTGGCGATGATTCAATAACAACTCTTGGAACAATAGGGACTGGAGTATGGCAAGGAACTGCTATTGCAAGTGCATATCTTGATGCAGATACAGCACATTTATCAGGCACTCAAACATTTAGTGGTGCTAAAACCTTTTCAAGCACTATTACAGGAAGTATTACTGGCAATGCAGGAACAGCAACTGCCTTAGCAACTGCGAGAAGTATTACAATGTCAGGAGAAGTTTCTTCAGGGGCTGTAAATTTTGATGGAACAGCAGGTGTTGTTATACCAAATACTACAATAGGTTCAGGTGTTATTGTAAATGGAAGTATAGCTTCTGATGCTGCTATTGCAACAAGTAAATTAGCTTCAAATACAATTAGTGGAGTAGCATTAGGTAGCAATCTAAATGCTTTAACAGTTGGAACAGGAATGGCTTTTGCTTCAGGTTCTAACTATACAGGGGCAACAGCAAGACAAATAAATTTAAATTTAAGTGCTATAGACCACGACAGCTTAGGCAATTATGTAGAGAATGAACACATAGACTGGACTACAGACCAAGGTGCTATCAATATTCATGCAGGAAACTATACAGACACTAATCAGCTAACAACATTTGTAATACAAGATGGCGATACAACTAATGTAACAATATCACAAGGCAAGTATGTAAAATTCCAAGCATTGACCAATGGTGGATTAGATATTGATTGGGCAAGTTCTTTAGGTGCAGGTAGTTCGGGCGACCCTTATGACTTACAATTTAAAATAGATTTATCAAATATGGGTGCATTAGTTGACACATTAGAAAGTGGAGATAATCTATTAGTATATAATGCAGATGAAGGAACAGCTTTAGCACCAGTATCAGAAATACAATCTGCTTTAAATATACCAAGTGCAAGTGGAACTACTGATGGTGTTGTTACTTTAAATGCAAATGGTACATTAACTGGAGAATCTAATCTTACTTTTGATGGAAGCACATTAAATGTTACTGGAGGTTCAAGGGTAACTGGGAATGCTGGTTTATTTCAATTAGTTGGTACAGACCATGCATATATAGAGTATTTTCCTGATGGTATAAGTGTAGGTAGAAAAGCTTATGTTGGTTTTGGTAGTTCAGGAAATGATACATTTACAATAGCAAATGAATCATCTGATGCAGATATATTTATTAAAGTAAACGATGGTGGTTCTACACTTACTGCTCTTTCAATAGATGCAAGTAATGTAGGAGCAGTTAAACTTCCTAATGACAATCAAATTTTATACATTGGTGAGGGTCTTGATTTAAGACTGCGACACGATAGCTCTAATAGTTTTATATCAAATGTAACTGGTAGTTTTTTTATAGAGAGTTTATCTCATGGTGGTAAATTGCAATTTGCTACTGAAGATAGTCTTGGTGTTAAAGAATATGTTTTAAATATAACTGGAGATAATCATAGGGTTGGAATAGGTGCAACATCACCTTCAACTAAGTTAGAAATTAAAGACACAACACCAGTATTAAGATTAACTGATTCATCATCAGGGGTTATTGATACAGCAATAGGTACAATAGAATTTTATTCAGAAGATACTTCAGGTAATTATCCTGCTGTTGGTGCATCTATAAAAGCTATGACAGAATCATCTTTTGGTTCAGGACATGGATTAGCATTCTTAACAAATGCAGACTCTGCAAGTCCTACTGAAAGAATGAGAATTGATGAACAAGGTAATGTCGGAATAGGGATGTCATCACCTTTAGCAAACTTACACATTTATGAAGCACATACAGCAGTTCCTGAATTAAGAATTGATAATTCAAATCATATAATGAAACTTCAGGCAAATGGTACTGCATCTGTAATAGATTCTACTGCAACTAATACTTTAATGGTAAGAGCAAGTGGTTCAACAAAAATGACTATTTTAAATAGTGGAAATGTTGGGATAGGAACTGAATTACCTACAAGTTTATTAACTACAAGTGGTGGCGATATAAGAATTTTAGGAAGTGGTAATAGATTAAGATTTAATACTAATGGTTCTATTTATTGGGATAGTAGTGCAGGTATAAAATTAGAAAATGGTTCAGCAGAAAATATCACTATTGAAACCAATACAAGTGGTGACATAAAATTTAATACTGCCAACACAGGCACAATGGTCCTAACTGATGATAAAGAAGTGTTTATAGGCGAGACTGAACAGAATCAAAATTTAGCATTTGGTGGTACATTAAAAACACATCAATATTTAGATACAAGAGATTATATGCAACACAAAGGACACTTTGCTGAAAGTGACTGGATTGTAATGGAGAGTGGTGCTAATCATGTTGTGACTTCATATTTTGATAATACCAATGTTTATGTAGATGGTGTTTATAAAGGCAAGATTGATAGTGCCTTTGGACAAGCAACTATTAGTTCAGCAGATTTAAGCTTAGGAAGTGTTATATCAGCAGATAGAGCAGTTATTGTACACCAATCAGGCACAATTAGAAGCATGTGCATGAATACAAGATTTAGTGGAAGATTATTAGGTACTGCTACTACAAGAGGGTATCCAATAACTATTCATATTTATGCACCTTATAGCAGTGTATCATATTCTATTTATAGAAGTACAAGTGCTAATGTAGACTTATCAGCCACAGCTTTAACAACAGGCACAATTAGTCAGGGTGGTATTATAACTTTTACTGAATCAGATAGTGTAAGTGGAACTCAATATTATGTAATTGAAGCAGATGGAAAAGTCTGTGCTACTTTTGATGCTGGCTCTGCTGACCATTTATTATTTACACCTTTAGCTATGGAAGTTATAGCAAGTACATTTTCAAGAGAACAAAGAGGTGGTGTAACAACTGGATTAGCAGAAGATAGCACAAGCATATCAGAAACTTCATATAGTAATGCTTACTACTTAAAAGATACCAGTGGTAAATATGGATTGTTTGCTAATGGTGTAGCTGATGGTTCAGGTAGTGATGCAGAATTTGCTATGCCTATTGAGTTCTGTTCTGATTACTATATTTACGGGGATACAAATTTATCTAATTATAGGCTAGTCTGCTTTCAGGATACTTTTGTAAACGTTTTAGATGCAAGTGGTAATGTACTATATACACATGATGCAAGTTCTGCTACCAAGCATACACCATTGTATTTCAAAAATGGTAATGATACTGGTGCAACAAATATATCAACTGCAGGTCCATTTAGATTTGTAGGTACAGCACCATTTTATTTAGTATGCCAAGAAGGTGGTGAACAAGATGAATGTACTATGCTTGGTGCTATGCAACATGAACTATCTAACAATCAAAGATTTAAAGGTGGATATGTACCTAATGCTACCACAATAGATGCTAACTTAGTAGTCAATGATACCAACTTTACTTTATTTGCAGATTCTGCAAACAATAGAGTCGGTATAGGAACTTCATCACCTGGATATTTGTTAGATGTAGTAGGAACATCAAGAACAGATGCTTTAATTATTGATGGTGGTGGAACTTATGCAGCAGGTAGTATTTATTCTGATAGTAATTGGGGTATGCTATTTAGAGCAAAACAAGCATCACCAGGACAAGCAGAATTTAGATGGGCTAATAGTGCAGATTCTGAATTAATGAGAATAGACTCATCAGGTAATGTCGGTATAGGAAATAACTCACCTTCAAGACCTTTACAAATAGGATTTACAACTACTAATGGAGAAGCTATTAAACTTGATGGAAATGCAAGTTATGGTGCAAGTATTTACTATTCAAGAGGTGGTAGCTATAATTGGAATGCAGGTGTAGGTGGTGCAAGTTCATCAGCTTCAAATATTCCAGCATCTTACTGGGGTATAGAAGATGTTAGTCAAGGTAATGCAGTAAGATTAGCTATTGCTCATACAACTGGATATGTCGGGATAGGAACTAACACACCAAGCAATACCTTAGAAGTAAAGTCAGGTTCTACAACACCATTTGGAATTAAGAATGCAAGTAATTCAACAAGATTGCAAGTATCTCTAACTAACGATGATGCAGATATATTTTTATATGATAGAAATACAACTTTACAAACTGCATTAAGAAGTGAAGGAGATAGTTATTTTAATCAAGGTAATGTCGGTATAGGAGTTGCATCGCCTGCATTTAGTTGGGGAACAAGAGGAATAGAAATACAAGGTTCAGGAGTAAATCCTGCTATAAGATTAGATAGAAGTGATAATATTTTTGAGATTGCAGCAAGAAGTACTGATATATTGATTTACAATGTAGGAACTGCAAGACCTATGCGATTTGGAATAGCAGGGACAGAAAGATTTAGAATAGGTGCAAATGAAGTAGTAGTTAATGAAGTAGGGGAAAGTAAAGATTTCAGAGTAGAAGGAGATACTGATACTAACCTATTATTTGTAGATGGTAGTGCAGATAGAGTAGGTATAGGAACTGCATCACCAAGTGCTAAGTTTGAAGTGGTGGGTGGTAATTTAAGGTGGAAATCAACCGATGATGCCAATACTGGTGTACAACTATATAGTAGTAATGGTAATAGACAATTAGCATTATATGGATATTTAACTTCTTATAGTGCAATTCAAGCAGATAACACTTCTACATTTAAAATAATTCAAAATAATTCAGATGGCGATATACAATTTTTAGTAAGACCATCTTCAACAGATACTCAAACAGATGCTTTAAGAATAGATGGTGCTACAGCTAATGTCGGTATTGGAACTGGCTCACCAAGTAAAAAGCTACACATCAAAGATTCTACAAATGAAATAGTGTTTATTGAAAGTTCAGATGCTAATGCAGATATTGTTTGTGCAGACACTAGTGGGAGTACAAGGTTTAGAAGTGCAAGTGGTTATTTTAGGTTTTATACTGGTGGAAGTGCAAGTAATGCAAGTGCAAGTGGTTCTTCATTGGCTATGACAATTAATTCAAATCAAAGAGTCGGTATAGGAAATGTATCGCCTGATGCAACTTTACACATTGGAGATAATTCAAGTAATTTTACTCTTGGAACAACTTCAGGAGATAGTGTTGATTTA